AAACGAAGCTAGAAGTCTTGATAATGGCTATGTGCCTGTTGAGTACAGCAAGTTTAACGCCGGTAGTCGCGACTTAATCGACCCTGATGGTTTTTACAGTGAGCACGATAAGATAACTAACAAGGACAAGTTTGCTAATATAAAAGCGCAGTCCTGGTGGTTACTGGCTGATAGGTTTAGAAATACGTATGACTACTTAGTTAATGGTAATACAGATTACACTACCGACCAGTTAATAAGCCTGTCTAGTGAGATGGATCATGTTGACAGGCTAACTAAAGAACTATCAACTCCACTTAGGGATGTTGATAATAACGGGCGTGACAAAGTTGAAAGTAAAAAGGATTTGAAGAAAAGGGGTGTTGCGTCACCTAACTTAGCTGACGCACTGGTAATGGCCTTTGTTAAACCTGAGTCTAACGGCTGGGATGATTGGCTTTAATCTTTAGGCGTTATGTTGTATTTATCCATTAGGGCGAGCGCCAGAACGTGAGAGCTTAAGCCGTCCGCGTCATCTATGAGTTGCACTATATCATCCCTTAAAGCTTCCTCTGGTGTTTTTGGTTTTTTTAGTTTATCAATGTACTCAGTAACGTAATTACCATGCTCGTTTTTAATCCAAGCTAAATTACCATCAATTGCCTTAATGATGCCACTGCAAACTTTATTACCCCAAGCTACCTCATCATTAACACATGGCCACTCTTTGCACTCACCTCCTGCAAACACTAAGTTGTGACCGGCTTCGTTTTCTTTGTTCATTTCTCTATTCCTATTAATTAAAAGACCATTCAAATATAAACTATAAATAATACTTGTCAATGATTAATTATAGGATTATAGTTAGTGCAAGTTTAATAAAGAGGATAAGAAGATGAAATATTTTAGCTATGATAGTGATTCGGGTTTTGAAACTCATAACACTAAAGGCGAAGCTATAAAAGCTGCCAGCGATATGATTGACTATTATCGAGATAATGCCAGTGAGGGGTGGTCTGATGAAGTTGATAGTGTGTGCTGGGGTGTAATTAGCCAAGAGTCAGTACAAAGCGAGCCGATAGAGGTTACAGAAGAGATTAGGAGTGAAATCTGCATATCTCCTGATGTATCCCACATGTGCGACTACGGCTTGGAGGATGTGAAATGATTACAACACACGCAACAAAAGCGGCAGAGGCTGCAACTAATATCAATCGCGAAGATTGGATAAACGGCGCTACTGATTTGGTAATGAGTGGTGAGTATCAATATGACCGCAGCACATGGAATAGTAAAGAGGCTTTTATCTCGCTTGATAATGTCATGGAGGATGTAATGGGTATGGATGAGGTAAAGAAGCTTTTAGTTGATTGGTTGCAGGGTGGTGAGTGTTGTGACTATCGCGACCAACTTAACAATGTGGTATCTAATGTTGTTAGGTTTCACTTATGGCAAATGGCAGATGATTTTAATGTAGGGGTTAGATAATGAGTAATATTAAATGGGAAGAAGGGGCGGTTTCTTATGCGGTTGGTAAGCAGTGGAATCACGTCCTTAACAATGAAGTAATTCTGGGTATTGATGACTTCCAACTAAACGAAATACGTATAGGAGATGAGTTGGAAATAAGAGGCTTAGATGAGTACGCTAAAACTATTGATGTGCTTTCCCTGTTTGGATTTGAGCCGCTTAGACGATATGGTGGATGGGACGCCATGAATCACAACCCAATAACAGTGACTGAAGAGGGTTACGGGCATACCATTCATGAGTCACCAAGAAAAATAACCTACCAACAACTAATGGCAATCGGTAAATTAAAACGAGCTATGATTGAGCGTGAGCATTTGTTAAATTACGGGAAGCACGGTGAAGAGCCCGCACCTAAAATAGCTCCGGACTTAACTCCGGATGTTGAGTTTAATAGTGATTGGTCAGACGAGCACTATAATCACTTTTACCAGTTGAACGAAGAAGATATAAAAGCCGGTCAAATTAAAGTTGATGCCTACTTTGTTAATCGCATGTGGAAGATTAACTCATGGGAAGATACGGGCGCAGGGTTTCATATATTGAAAACACTTCCTAGGATTGCCAACAATAAAAACTCATTAAAGCGTGAGTTAGTGGCGCTTAAAAAGCAGGTTGATATACTGTGTAAATTACATGGGGTTGATGATAATGATACCAACTAACACACCACTACTATGCAAATTTAACGGCAACGATGGCGCTCACGCTGGGTACATTGTTGCTACATATAAAATGGGTCGCTTTTATGCTAATAATGGCCTATTTCCAATTAACCGCGTCACAGGTTGGCGCTTAATAGAAGATGAGGGGTTTAATGATGTTGTTTAGTATATTTGATGTGCTGATAATTTTGGCTGGTATTTTTTACTATATAGTAATGGGCGCTGGATTTGTTAGCGATGTGAATAAAGTTCAGGGTCATACGTTTTCGTTTATAGATTTATTTGCGGTCGCCCTATGGCCTGCATTTATGTTTTTCAGGTCTTTACTTGGTTTTTTTGAGGAGCAACAATGAATCTTAGCTACTACAGGCGACAAATTAAAAAGCTAGAGGCTAAATTAATTGCTAATGCTGACCTGTGCAATGAATCAGAGGTTAAACGTATTAATAAAGAGATAGCGAATTATGAGCGGTTTATAAGTCAAAATACCACCAATAACTAATAGCTGATATAATAGCCTTATCTTAAAACGATAGGGCTTTTTTATGCGCATCATACTAGCTACCAATACAGCTAAGACGAAAGTCACAAAGGTTGATGGTAAATACAAAATAACAGGTATTCCGATTACGGTCGATAATGCCACGATGAACAAAATTAAATACACGGCAGAAGAAAACGCCAAGGGCATGAGTACGTTAAACGGTATGCCTATGACGTTAACGCACCCATCTGATGAAGAAGGGCGCAACGTGTCGGTATTCTCACCTAGTGGAATCGACTTCTATTCGGGTGGCAAGATTACTAACACGTACAATAAGGACGGTGTTTGGTATGCTAACTCAGATATTGACGAGAAAAAGCTAAGAGCAAGTGAGCAGGGTGAGTACTTTGCTAATCGTCTTGATGATAACTTGCCGATTGGCGTTAGCACTGGGTTGACCTTTGAAGCTAATAACGAGTCGGGCGAAGGTTACGACATGATTGCTCGCAACATGGAATTTGACCACTTGGCCATGCTTCACGAATCTGAAAAGCCAGCGGGTGGCGATGCTACCGTTATGCGTTTCAATGGTGAAGACGTTCAGGCGTTTAACTTTGAAGATATTAAACCCGTCAAACCAGAGTCAACAGAGACAATCATAACCCGCGCACTTAACGCTTTTGCTAAGAAATTCAGCATGGGTTACAATAACACTGATTTAAACACAAACCACGAGGCTCCTATTATGGATCGTACTGAAATGCTCGAAGCGCTAGGCTTAGCTACTAATAGCCAAGTCACAGACGATGAGCTTAAAACACTACTAAAAACTAAGCTTGCCGCAAACGCTAGTGAGGTTTTAGACGAAAGCGCAGTTACTTCAATTGTTGAGCAAGCTGTTAACGCCGCTGTTAAGCCATTGCAAGACCAGCTTACAGCTAATGCAGATAAAGAGCTTAACGAAGTTGCTGAACAAGTTGCAGCGCTTAACAAAGGCTTAGACGCAGAAGATGCAAAAGCATTAGGCTTAACTAAAGCAAAAGCATTTTTAGCTGCTAACTCTGCTGAATACGTTGCAGATTACGCTGCACCACGCGGTCGTGCATCGCAAATTAATAGCGCTGAGTTGCTTGACTCAGACATGCCTGAATAGGAGATTATAAGATGGCTAAACATAAGATTTTTTTAGGCCCTGCTGATAGCGGCGCACCTCACGCGCTACGAGTTGAAGGCTTAGCAGTTGACGCTGTATTACCTGGCTCTTTAGTTAAACAAACTGCCGCTGGTTTAGCTACTAGCGACAAGGCTGCTACTGTATTTGATTCGCAAGTATTGATTGCAGAAGAGTACGGCTCGCACGTTGGTCAAGATGTTGATACAGCTTATACTATTGGTGATGTTTGCTTGTCTGCTAACGTTCGCTCTGGTGAGTTTGTTAACGTTCGTGTCGCAACTGGCAACAACATTCTAAGTAAAGGTACGGCGCTATCTTCAAATGGCGACGGTCAATTTAAAATCGCAGCTACAGGCGGTACAGAGCAAGTTTTACTTTACTCTGAAGAAATCGTTAACGTTACCGCGAACAACACTTTAGTTAAAGCGCGTAAGGCGTAAGGAGCAATAATATGTCATTAGCATTACGTAGAAGCTTAGCTGCTAACGCTCAACAAGCGCGAGTTATGACTGAGCAATATAACCATTTAAACGCTGTATTTCGTGAAGGTTCATCAAAAGACTTTCAGGATATGCTAACAATGTTCGGCGCTAACGCTGCACGAACACCGGCAGAAGCTTACCGCGAGTTTGATTTAACATCAAAAATCGACATGGTTCCAGCGGGTGAGTACGCAACATTAACACGCCTACTTCAAAAATCACGCTCTATCAACATTGGTAAAGAAGTATTTGAATACCGCCAAACGTCTAACATGGACCAAGGTCAAAGCTCAATGTCTGGTCAAGTTGGTGTTGACTTAGATAAAGTTGCTGAAAAGTACGCGGGTACAGTTGTTCCAATTCACGACAAAGGCTTTGGTCGTCGCTGGCGTGCGCTTGAAGCTATGCGCTCTGATGGTTACGATGCATTAGTTGATGATGCTCGCGAAGCCCGTCGCGCTCTTATGGGTACGCTTAATACGTACTTATGGGATGGTAACGCAAACTTAGCACTTAAAGGTTCTAAGTGGTTAGGTATTAAAAACGACCCAAGCGTTGCAACAGCAACTATTGCGGTTGATTTAAGCGCATCGGCAACAACTCCAGAAGAAATTCGCTCAGAAGTTGCTCGTATTCGTGACATTCTTTACATCACGAATAACTGTACTAACCAATTACGCCTTGGTGTATCGCGTGAAATCCTAAGCAACTGGGAACGTGCTTTCTCAACTGCTGACGGTACATTTGGCACAATCGCTTCATTCGTTGGTCAATTACGCGGCATCTCTGAGATTTACGAAGATAGCGAATTAGTTGGCAATGAGCTTGCGCTATACTGGGATGACCAAGAAGGCTTCCATCCTGTAGTTGGCATGGGTATGTCATCTTACGCAGTGCCACGCACAATGCCTAACAGTGACCATGCTTTCATTATGATGACTGCTGTAGGTTTCTTAGCTAAGACCGATTATGAAGGTCGTAAATGTGCGCTTTACGCATCGTAAGGAGTAACTAATGGCTAAGATGTTAAAAG